ATCCCAAAGAATCGACTGAGTAAGTTCACGATCCCTGTGTAAAGTCTGCTCATAAGCCAAAGGTGTTTTTTCAGCCCATCGAGAAATAGTTTGAAAATCGATTTCATCGCCAACATTAAGAACACTATCAAACTTCTCCCGTCTTGCTAACTTGATTACATTTTTTACAGCTGCTTCGTGGTGGAATGGAATCTGTAAATCTGAAATAACCAGGTATCGCTTAATCGAAATCCTCTTCATCGTCAGTTGGATCAATCGATGGAATGATCCCTCCATCTCCGACAATCCAGTCGGGTAGGATTCTTTCTTGCATCATCCAAAATGCCATTGTTTCACTAAATCCTGCCTTCTTAGCTGCTTTGTAGCATTCATGAAGGCTGATGTAGAAATGATCCATTTGGGTTAATGGCTCTGGCGACTTACGCACAATTCGCTTTTTTGCAACCTTTTTACGGGGTGCTTGCTTTTTGCGTGTGTTTGCCATGTTACAAATTATCGCTCTAAGAGGATGTTGTAGATTTCATCGACACGCTGGTGAAGCGCTTTAATTTCATTAAGTAAATGAGTAATAACAAATGCTGCAAGGCCACCAATTACAGCCAAACTCGCAAAGTAAAAGGTAAGCATGTCTGAATCGCTCATATTTTAGGTGTTATTCCAAACTCAGATTCTTTTACATCCAACGCCTTGATTGCTGGCCCAACAAGTGCGCCAAGTAATACTGCATACTCTGGTCGCATATCTCCGGCAATTGCTAAGGCAACTGTAAGTCCAGAAGCTGCTACTGCTCGCAAATAAGATTTGATTGCTGCTTTGTGTTTCTTGCTTAGTTTCATACTTTACCTCCGAGAAGTGGGATGTCGAAAAACGATCTGTCCTGATCTCCCGCAGGGCTAAAGGAAATATGGATGTGCGACTTGTGTTGGTTAAATCCTTTGTAAGTCCTGTATTTCCATCGTCCTCTAGCTGACATAATTTTACCATCAAAGATTATGTAACTTATGCGTTTGCGTTTGTCGGCTTTTGCGTAAAGTCGCAGTTGCTCAACTAGATGAACTGGCAAACCCTTAATTTTATTTAGATCTTTGTCCACATCGATAGCGCGAACCACGCCCGTATCGCTAGTCGGATTGTGGTCGGATTTAGATTTTGAGTGCCTAGCATCGCCAATCCAACCATCAGAAGAACGATCCCTATCTGGGAAACAATCATCGATCTGCTCTCTTAATTGAACCGCAGACTTACTTAGCCAGGGTTTCATTTAGGAAAGAAGTAATTGCGCTTCTTCGGCTGTAATGCCTAAACGATCAAGCAGTGCAGATTTAGCAGCTGTTTTGATTTCAATTTCTTTTGCTAAATCAGTCTGATAAGCAATCCAAGCATCTTGAACCTGTTTCCAAGTTGGTTTGGATCTTTCATCTAACCAATTAAGATTATCAAATTCAGTTTTTGAGTTTTCAGCAGTTGAACCAAAATACTGAGCATTTGGATGAATCTTTTCAATTGCCAATGCTAAGTCCATATTAAGCCACCTTTATGATCGTTAATTGTGCGTAAATTTCAGTTAGTCCAAGATTGCCTGACACACCAAATCCATTATTTGATTGAGTGACTGCTCCATAATGTTGCAATTCAAAATCTTTAGTTCCAGCAATAGTAAAAGTGCAATTGAGGACTGCTGTTGCTGCTATTTCATTTGTTGTTCCTGCATAGTTGTTTGCACCTTGTGCAACTAAAGCGCTATCTGTAATGTTATACCATCTCAAGTTGTTGCTGTTTGTTTTGTATGCAGGGGCTGTGGCTTGTAAAAAGAATGTCCCTGCTGGCAAAGTAATTTGATTTGACGCCAAAGATGCACCACTTATAGTATTTAATAAACTTGTGTTTAACGTTCTGGTTCTCCAACCACCTGAGGTAAATGTTCCACCATCTGTTGCATTTGTTTTTGCATCATGAACTGAAAAAACTTGTAATGAAGATCCACCAGGTGCTGCCCAGGTTGGCACTCCCCCTGCAACTGTTAAAACATTTCCAGTTGAGCCAATTCCTAATCTTGTGTTGGTATTGGCGGTTGCTGATCGGTATTCAATATCGCCTAAAGTAGTTGATGGGTTTAACGCTTTGGTGGTCGTATCGACAGAAGATCCAAAAGTGCGAATGGCAAGTGCGCCATCTTTAACCAGATCAGTATCGTCTGGGGTTTCCCAATTGTAATTGGTGGTGTTTGCCATGTTAAGAAATTACTCCTATCGCTGTTCGCCAGGTAATTATACTTGATAAAGTGTTCCATGCTTCGGAGGCATTGACCTCATTCCATGATTGGAATACGGCTGAGAACTCTATTGGGCTGAGGTTGATAGTTAGAAATAATTGATTAAATGACGTGCTCCATGACCAACCTTCTACATACCCCTGAAAACGCCCCTCAGAGGCTATTTGAGGCGGTAAATCGGTGATGGTGAGGGGTTGACCCATAAACACACTTAAAAGGTGATCTCGGTCTGTATCGTCCAATTCTGAATTGGTGATTGGGAATGTAATGCTGTCAAATACTGGGTAAGGATAGGCTCTTAGGCTTAGGTATCGATTTGCGATGTTTTCTGCATCTGATTGATTTTTGATGCTTGAGTTAATGCTTTCTGATTTGTAGCCATAAATCGAAATACTTGTGGCATCTAGAGCTGTTTCTAAATCATTAAAGTTGTTGCCATAGTTTAGAGATACATCGTTGCGGATATTGCCAGCCTGGGTTGTTGTGGTCAAACCTGCTCCGATTGCGGTATTTGCTGAAATTTCAATTGCACCATTTGCAGCTAAATAGTTTTGGCGATGGTCTGCATCTGCATACCCGATGTTGCCTGCGCTATCCTCAAATAAATATCCAAACGCTGAATTGGCTATCTGTGAAGCAATATTGTAAATCGTATCCGTAGAAGATCCACGATTCACCATTTCGTATTGACCAGGTTGATCGATCTCGCCAAGTCCTAGATTCTCAGCAGTTGCCCATGTTTGGGTTGCATTATAGGTTGCCCATGTTTCTGCAGCTGATACTCCAACCCAGTCGCCTAATAAGAATTCTGTAAGCAAGGCATAAATTTGATCTCCGTCAAAATCTGATGTCAAAACGCCTTCGCTGATTGTTTTAGCCAATCGAGCAAGCGAACCCATAGCAATCAGGTTGTATGAGTAAACCTTGCCAACTGATCCTGTGCTGCTAACTGATGTTGTTATGTCTGTTATGTTGCCACCAAACAAAGTAACGTAAGTATCAGTCGAATCCTTGACCTGTAAAGTTAATGAATCATTTACATCAAAGACATAGTTTTCATCTTCTAACGCAACTAAAGCAATCTCCATGTATGACGGGTTAGGCTGGATGTAAATATCATCTCGACCAGATTGATGAGATATATCTGAAATTGCTACGTTTGTGTAATTAACCCCATTAACCAATAACCGCCATTCAGGCGTGAAATCACTCATTGCTGGAATCGTCTAATGCTTGCGCCATCAAGTGCCGGAATTGATCTGGCGGATGAATTATTTAATACCTTTGCAACTGCTCTGGCTGCGCCTTCTGAATCTACTGCCTTGACTGTAATGTTGTTAACTGTTGTTCCTGCTCTTGCAGCACCAGCTGCTAATTGTGCAGAAGTTGCGCCTGAAGGTATGTTTGGAACGCTTGAAACACTAGGAGTTGAAGATCCACCAATTTGAGATAATCCATAAGCGGTGCCAACGGCAGCAAGGGCGCCAGCAGCAAGGGCGACTGAAGTGCCACCTGTTGCAAATGCAGTTGCAACTCCAGCAGCTGCTGCAGCTGTTCTAAGTGCAACCATCGCAGTAATAAGGGTTTGAATTGCTGTTACAAATGCCATGACCTTGCTTGCCACAAATACTGAAACAATAATGCCACCAAGTATTAACAATTCATCTTTGATACTAATAATAAAACCAATTGTTGATCTTAATTGCTCACCAAATTCAAAGGCTCCTTGTGTGGCAGTTGTAATTCCTGCATTCACACCACTCTCACCAGTCAATCCTGCAGCCAAGGCTTCTATGTTTGGAACAACTGAAACCAGCAAGAAATCAGCAAACTGCTTGAAAATTGGTAATAACGCAGTCCCAATTTGCTCTTTTGTTTCATCTAAAGCAATTTCTAATTGTCTGATTTTAAATTCTGCGTTTGTTGCTTCGTTATCAATAAAACCTTTGTAAGTGCCTCGAAGGATTTGCATGATCTCATCGTGAGATTTTGTCTTTAAAGTCGCTGCATCAATACCTAAGCCCAATTTGCCTAAAGCGGTGTTTTGTCCATCAAAACTTCGACCTAAAGCATTTGCGACTGTTTCAAGTGGCTTTCCTGTTGCGGTGGCAATTTCCTGAGATAGGCTTAATAAATCTTGTGCTTTTGTAACATCGTTTGTTGATCTAACTAAA